ACCAACAGGATCGCCTGTACTATCAAATCTATCAATTACATAACTTGAGTCACCAATGTAAACAGTTGATGGTAGTTTCAATTTATCAACGCTAGTTGAGATACCCCATCCATAGGTGCTATATGGTGCAGACCAACTATTAAATGTTAATGTTTTGCCAGTTCCGTCAATATCAAGATTAAATGTTGCATTGCTGAATGTCTTTGTGCCTGTTATAGTTTCAGTTGCTGTTTTACTTACAAAGAATGATTTTAAGTTAGCCCATGTTAAACGCTTCCATAATGAAGCTGTGCTATCTTTTATTAATAGACTATCAGCATCAATAGGTGTTGTATAGCTTACATCCCCTACGTTATGGAGCTCTTCTAATTCCCAACCGTTAGCTATCTTGGTATAAATTTTTCCATGAACAGCGTGAGCGTATTCGACATATCCAATAATTACTATATGACCTGTTAATCCTGTTGGCTTTATGTTGGTTATTCTGCCAGCTGTTGTAGGGCTTAAATATAATACATCTCCATCTGTCCACGTTTCCCCTTGCAAAGAACCTGTTGTATTTACCTCAACTATTTGTCCTAATATAACAACCTTACCCTCTTGGTTAACGTTTATATTTTCCTTAACTAAACCAATGGTATCAGCTGAATTATTATCATTGTTTGCTTGTGCAAAGTCAACTGCTAAACGTTGGCCTTGTGCTGTTGAAACCTTAACAGCTTGGTAGTTTGAAGCTAATAAATTAACCCCTGTTTTGTTTACAACAGTTGCCGTAACTAATTGAGTTTCTTGAGCTAATCCTTGAAATACTAAATTTTGTAATTGAGTAGTTCCGTCTCCTATCTTATATTGCCCTGTTTGTTGTAAGTAAACTACTTGACCAGCTAACAAAATAAGCGTTGCGTTGGTAGTAAACCATGTACTATCTTTATAACCTAATTGTATATTAACGTTTGCCATATTATGTTAATGGTTGAATGATTGTTGATGTGTTTGATGTTATGGTATCAATGATGTTTTGTAATACCTCAACTGTATATGTGCCACTTGTTGTAAACGTTTGCAATGTGTTACCGCTTTGGTCTTTGATTAAAACTTCAAAATCCCCACATTGTACGTTGTATTCTCCATCGATATAAATATAATTACCATCGAATATGTTACCGCTGTTAATCGGTAAATTACATGAGTAGTTACCAACGTGTGAGCTGATTGATACTTCAAAGAACCAACCGCTAACCATGTCATCACGATCTTCCGTGTAGTCAGTTAGCGATGTGTTTGGTTGTATTTTTATGCCTATTTCTCCAGCGTCCGATATTTGTTCTAAGTAGTTTAACAAATCATACGCTATCATTTCGCAATCGCTTAATACGTGCGTTTCGTTGCTTTCATCTAGATTAACTTTGTCACTAATATCAATAACAAATTTTCTTTCTATTACGTTATTTGTAATAGATGACGAAGTTAGCGAACACCATAATAAAGGATATTGAATCGGATTACTTGCACCAACTTCCCACTTGTCACCGAAATAGAAACTATTTAGGCTTTTGTGTTTGGAAGAAAAGTTTTTTAAAATTTCTATCGTTTGGTTTAATGTCAGCATATACATTAGGCTTTAAAACCTTTAATTTCTCTATTATTTTCTTTTCGTTTGCTTTGCTCATAAATTAATATGTCCATCCGAAGTCAGTTAATTGGTCGTTGTCACTTGGATTTACTTTTCTGATAATATAGTCATCATTTATAAATATTCCAGTTGATAAATTAGTTAACGAACGATTCATACCCTCACTATTATAAGTGTTATATAGTGGGAAAGTTGATGAATATTTTATAAGATATTTAGTTAATAATTCAGCGTATCTCTCACCTATGGATCTCCATTCATCTTTAACTACTTTCATCTCACTTTCGCTGATAGGCTGTGAGTTTTCAGATGACTTGACCATGACTCCTTTATTGGTGTACCTGTACTTTAATATGGTTGTAGCTTCCATTAAGATATACCAATGTAACATTTTTTGTATGTATTTTTTGATTAGATTAGTTTCGTCAACGGATAACGTGTTTGCAGTTATTTTATCCTGTAAATCTTCGAATAAAGGAGTACCTAATACTTGTTGTAAATACAAATCTTGTATCATAATGATTGACGGTTGCAATAGCTCCCAATCTGTGTTATCATTGATTAAAGATTTATCCTTTAAATATTGCTGTGATATAAATAATGCATCCATCTTATTTGTCTATTCTAATTGTTTTTGCTTTCCATATATGACGGCAGTATGGTGTTGTTTCTCCATTATTTGGGTTAGTGTACCAACCGCCTCGATAATCAAATACATTCATCCCAAACTCATTTTCCATTCTTTCTAAATTTTCAAAAGTCCAATGATTGCCTTCCGCTGTTTTTGATAATAAATCTTTGCAAAATTGCCTACTTGTAGTTTTCAATGCTGGTGCATCTTCACGCTTAACATACTTATAAACAGTTTTTATTTCAGTTGTTTTTATCGGCTCACTTTTTTTTTCAATCCCTTTATCAGTGATGTCATAAGCTCGAGCGTTTTTCTCAATCAATCCTTTTTCTTTTAATCTGAAAATGGATTGCTTAATCTTATTAATATCAACTTTCAATAGTCTCGCAAGCTCTTCTTGTGTTAGAGTTGGATTGCCTTTAATAGCACTTAGAACAGCACTATCTAATTCAGTAACACTAATACTCAATGCATCTTCAAAATACATTTTATGAGCCTTTAATTCATATTTCAAAGCATCCTTTAATGAATGTATGTGTACTTCCTCTTCAAACAAAACTTCGTGGCCCTCTTCGTCAGGTGTCGCCAACTCCATGAAACGTGCTAAGATAGCATCTTCATTTTGTTTAGACATCTTAACGATAGTTTCATCAATCGCATCATTTTCATTTAAGAAAGTTAACGCATCTTCATTTGACAAACCAAATCCATTAACCATTAATGCAATAGCTGATTGCTTGTTAATCGTGCCTTTGTCATACTTGTTAACGATACGCATTAGCCCTTGAAACTGTCTGCCTGTTAAATTAGTCAATGTGCTATTAACGCTAGCTTGTATTTGTTCTGTTTCACTTACTTCATTCAATGGCTCAAATCCTTTGATAGCACGTCTTTCATCTTGCGTCAAATCTTGATCCGCTGAGAAATCATAACCTATCGGCTCTAATTGGTCGAAATCAAATTCAATATATACACCTGTCATCAAATAGCATGCATCCGAAATGAAGCTCAACAATGGCTCCTGTCTTGGCTTACTGTATGTATTAAGGAATAACTCGTAACTTTCTTTTACAGATACCCTATTACCTAATGCGCTCCCTTCCGTTTTAACACCGAATATCTCAGGATTAGTTACGTTGTGAGATACTAAAATCTTTTGTTGTAAACGTTTTGAAGTAAACTCAAATTTCTTATCTAACTCATCTATGCTTATCGGTTGTATTGCCGCCGCCTGTCCGTTCTTATCAGCGAAATTAAGCACTACACTACCAGCATTCTCAACACCTGTATAAGTTTGCTCGAATCTTTCTTTGATAGCTCTTTTTACTTCAGGTGGTTGTTCACCATTAAAGAAAGTAACCATCATTGAACTACTAAATCCTCTACGAATAAATGATTCGTTAAATGTAGTAATATCAATGTCGCTTTTAATTTCGCTTAAACAGCCATTATAAGGCACTTTTGTATAAACAGCATCTAATCTGCTCTTTGCTGGCTGATAGTATCTAAAAGCCGTAAAGAATGTACCTACAGAACCCTTTTTATAGATAGTAAATATTCTAAATTCAGGGCTGTGTTTAGTCCAGTCCTCACTAAAATAAAGTTTAGTTTTGCATTCACTTAATCTGCAATTAGCGTATTGCAAGTGATAGTATTCAACTGGCTTTCCGTTAATGTCTGTAATTACTTGTAAATAAAACGCATTGAACAACTCACAATCTAAGGACATTTTTTGTCCCATTTTATACCAACTTTCAAACCTATTGGCCTTACTCAAAAATTGGTCAGCTATTTCAGATTGTTCTTCATTAACTGCTTTCAAACCACGGCCCCAAAGGTAACGTGCTTTTGCATTTACTATCGCACCATGTTCTGCGTGTTCTTCAAAGTAACGAATAAGTTCTTGTGGGAAATCGTTTTTCTTACCGTATTTGATATAGTCATGTTGCCAGTCTTTTTTTAGCTCAGGTCTTTTTTCTTCGCCAAATTGAACAAAGGCCAAATTACTATTAAGCACTTCGATTGATGTATTATTTTTAGCCATTAAACTCAGTATATGTTGTTTGTTCGCTTGTAAACTCTGCTAAATTAGTTGATGTACCTTTCACTTCTACTTTGCCATTTTCAACCAATGCGCCACTATTAGCAACCACTAAATTAGTAGTTGATGTTTGTTCATAGATATTATATTTCCAGTCGCCAATTGTTAATGATACTTTGCCAATTAGTAAATTTTCAGTTGTGTTTTCTTCAATCAAAAATTCATTGTATCTCAGCTTGTTAGTTGATACATCGGCACAAATAAATGTCTTTACTTGTTTAGTACTATCGTTTGTAAACTCAAATAAATATTTTGCATTGCTTAACGTTGTTCTTTCGCTTAACGTCAGGATGCAAGTATTTACACTATTTTTGTTAATCAATATCATTATCTATTAAGTATTATTTATTAAAATAAATGATAAATAAAAAAAGGTAGCCACATGACTACCCTCTTTAAAACAAATCAATAATTAACCGATTAAGCAATAGTTAAAGCCGCTATAACAGATGAAGCAACTGAAGCTACTCTAGTATAACCACGCCCTTTAAACTGAATCTTGTTACCCATAAAGTCACCTAATGCAACACCTGATTCTAATCCGTCAGATACTAAGTCCATTCCGTAATCTTCGCCTAAATACCAAAAAGTACCGTCAGTCATTTCAGCAATTAATATAACTGTATTTTTGATTAATAAATCTAATTCAGTTTGAGTAGCTTGGTCTAATCCTAATAGCTCTAAGTTAGCTTCTAAATCATAAGCAACTGTTCCTGTTTTAACATCAGATGCACCTGTTTGTTTCCAAGATGCAACCTCTGATTTTTGTTTGTAACGGAAAAAGTCAGCACCAACAACAGTTGTAAGAGTTGTGATAACTCCCGCTGTTCTAGTTAAAGATGTTACGTTTGCGAATTCTGTAATTAAAAAGGACTTAACACCCGCTGAGGTCTTACAAACCTTGGGAGTGTGTCCCTGTGTCAATGCACATGCCATAATTATAATTTTTTTTAAGGTTTATAAAAAAGGGGGGCTTTCAACTCCCCCTTGTGTTTAGTTATTAAGAACCGCAATATAAAACGTTGAACGCTTGGTTAGCAACGTATGCCGCAATTGTACCAACGTGTTTAACGAATAATAAATCTTGATTTAACGCTACTTTGTTAACTTCAAATTTGTTAACATCAGAAGTTAAATCAGTTACCCAGAACAAGTGTTCTTTTGGAGCGGCAATGATAACATTCTCAGGTACTGGCACGAATTTAATCTCTACACCGTTGTAGAAATATTTCTCACCAACAACGCTGAATAAATCTCTGTAAGTTGCACTAACATTATAAATGTTAATCAATTGCATGTGAGACTTAGGAGCGTAGATATAAGGAGTTAATCCGCTAGCTAATACAGTTGCAGGAATAGCAGCATACACACGTGCGTATTCTTGTGCGATGTTAGCACTAGTAATTGCTATACCGTCTACCTTAATACGTGTACCTACTCCAGCCGTAGAAGTTGAGTTCCAAGCGTTGTACATCATTGATGCAACTACTCCATTAAATTGTCCAGCAGTTAATGCAGCCGCAACTGTTTTCTCATCAGCTCCGATTTGATTGTTAGCAGTACCAGCAGTTAAAGCCGCAATAGCTGTTTTTTGTGCAGATGTAATACCACTCCAAAATTGAAACTCAGCATCGAAAGCGATTTTTTTAGAGTACATACCACCAATTACAACTTGTTCAAATTCATTTGATAATGTTTCCCAAGCACCAGGTTTCATATCACGTTTGAAACGAGATGGACGCAAAGTGTTAGGGTCAAAAGTTTGGTAATACAAGTATTTAGTTGGTGTGATAGACACATCAAATAAATCTAATGAACCAGCTGAAGTTGGCGCACCGCTTGTATACGCTTGCATTGATGCAGTTGTAGCACCTTCTGTAAAGATAACTTCGTTTTTAACTTCTTCTTCAAAAGTTACGTATCCTTCACCTAATGTTTTGTTTTCGAATAAGACCTCCTCAATAACGGGACTGGCGGATACACCTCTTATATCGATTACGCTGTAATTAATTGCCATAATTTTTAGTTTTTAGTTTTTGTTGTTTTTATTTTTTTTTCTGTTTGTTTTTTTTCTTGTTGTTCAGTTGCTTCCTCTGAAATATCAAAGTCTTCTAATTTTACACGACCCTTTGAAATCAAATGTATTGCAACGTCATCGGATAAGTCTTCGTTTGTTATGCGCCCACCATTGAACACATACTCGAAGCCATCTTTAAATTTATACTTTGCCATATTTCGCAAGTTTGTGTTTTTGGTATGGTGTTAAAGAACTGAAATCCACTTTTGCTTCAATAGGCTCAGTTACTGGAGTTTCAACTATCTTGTTAATAGCTGATAAAGTCAACTTAACAGTTTCAGTTTGTTTTTCAAAACTAGCTTTCAATAACGCTAATTCTTTAGCCATTTCTGACATTTCAGTTTTCAATTTATCAACCTCACCCATTTGTTCAGGTTTTTCAGCTTCGATTTCTTCTACTTCTTCTTTTGCTTCGATTTCAGTGATAACACCGTCCATAACAGTAACTACCGTTCCGTCCTCTGCTGTATGTTCGCCGTTTGGCGCTGCTACCAACCCTTCGGGCGTTACTAAATAGATTTTAGCACCTACAACAAATTCTCCCTCAACTGATACCACGTTACCGTCTATTAATTTAAT